TTATTTAGTCGTAATCAAGCCTTCAGGCTCAACTGTGAACTCTGGCTTGTCTGCCATTGTTCCGTCTGGTTTGATGTAGTACCAGCCTTTACCTGCTCTGACGAATTCATTTGATACCATGTTACCGTCTTTGCTGTCTAGGTAGTACCAAGTGTCTTTATACTTGACCCAACCTGTCTTCATAGCACCTTCTACGTCAAAGTAGTACCACTTGTCAGCGATTTTCTTCCAGCCTGTGGCCATTGCGCCTGAACCGTCAAACCAGTACCAGTTGCCGTCTGAGTGCTTCTTCCAGCGGTCTGCAAGCATGTAGCCTGAACCGTCGAAGTAATACCAGGTTCCGTTGATTTTCTCAAACTTGTTTTTTGGATAAGAGCCGTCTGAGTATACGTACCAGTAGCCTGTATCGTTCTTCTGCCAGCCTGTTTCGGCGCCTAGGCCGTTCTCAATATCTCGCTTAAACTGTTCACGGCTAACACCCCATTTAGCAAGATAAGGATACGGGTCAACGTGGTCGCTACTGTTATCTGGCTGGTTGTTGGTACAGTATTCATGAGTTTTGATACCTGCCAAGACGTCTGTATCAAGAGTTTTCGGCAAACCTGCTTCATCTGCTAGATTTCGTAGCAATTCGATATAAAGGCGATAGTCTGTCATGAACTCTTCTTTAGTTGAATGGCTTTCAATCAATTCAACTGCTGCATAAGTCTCAGCGTTCCAACCACCCCCAACATCATAGGCTCCTTTATTAACAGGTCCAACCTGCATAACACGGCCATTTCCAACGACATGAGAAAAGAACCCAAGTTCTGGGTCCTTTCTATAATGATAGTCCGCCTCGTTCTGAGCGGTTGAGTTTCGATTGCCTGTTGAGTGGGCGTGAACCTGACGGAAAGGCTCAAATCCAACAATCGGCAAGTCTGTACGTAGTCTGCTTGTATCGATATCCATGCTATTGTCCTTTCCAAGCGTCATTCATCTGCTTCACGGCTGATTCTACAAACATTTCAAGCTCTCTATTAGTCATAGTGACATTGTACTTTTTAAGCTCTGCAAGCATATGTACTTTAGCTTGTTCTAGCTTTTCATCACCCTTGTAGCCTGTTTCGGTTGCTACCTGCTCAACGGCATGTACTGCATTTTTAGCTAAGATTTCAGCGATTTTTACAGCTTTCTCCCCGCCCTTTTGCAAAAGATACTCTTTCACTGCTTTTACGAAACCACCTATTGCTACTGCTAAAAAGCCTGTAGCAAAAGCGATAATCAACTCATTAAATTGTGACATGCGTGTTCCTTTCTACCTTAAAAATTTAATTTTTTTTGCGTTTTTTGTGTATTTTTCTATTTTTCCCCCTATTGAGTCATCTCCGACGAATGCTATTTCAAAATAATTTCCATCATTATAAAGATAAGATATTCCTGGTAATGAAAGAGGTGGTTTATCGTCGGCTTGCATAGATTTTATTTGTTTATAATCAAAATTGTTAGGTATGATTAATGTATTGGATAGAAAAAAAGATATAGTAGCTTTATAACCGGAAGAACCACTTGGTTCTATTGTTAATAAAATTTCTCCTCCACCACTCCACACCAACCTATCTCCAATATACCGCTTAACAATCTCCTGATTGCCTAACATTATCCTTATTCTATCTTTCATAACTACACCTGCTTAAAGATATCGTAAATCGTGTTAGGGTCTTTGGTAGTGATGGCATCGTACTGCGCTTGTGTTCCAGCCCAATACTTCAGTGCTTGTTGTCCCTGTTGGTTGATGATGTTCTGACCAGGCGCTCCGTCTGCTCCTCTGGGACCATCGTTTACGTTATCTAAATGAGCGAACCCAGAGGCCTTAAGACCTCTGTAGCTCACTTCAATACGGACTTCGAACCAACCACCAGAGCGCTGGGTAGCACTCCAGGTTCCAAATTTCCCAGCTGGATCAGGAGTCTGATTTCTCAACACCCCCCAGTTGTTATTTCCAAAGCCACGGTAGTAGTAATCAAGAGTATAACCACTCGTGACTGCTTCGCCATCGTAGAATACATCCGCAAACAGGTTCAACTGACTAGTCGCGCCATTTCGATAAGACCCTTCGATACGGGCATTGACACTTAAGCTATGACCATTCTCACCCTTTAAGCTATCCCGTTGAGTCGGTGTCAGCGTATCAAATGATGGCCGGCTTTCTAAAGCTGAAATCTTTTGTTTCAACTCAGTATCATTGTAAGTTGAATACAAGTGTCTTGAGCCAATCTTTCTCACAGAAATACCTTGAGCGCTAATACCTGTTACAATCCAGTAGCCTTCATCTGCTCCTTCAGAGTTGTTATTAAAGCTTTGAATTACATCTCCAAATTTGATACCTATTGGATTCATTAAAGAATTGATTGGTATTGTCGCAGTAGCACCGACTTCGTTTCCGGCAATATCCGATTTTGAAATCCGATATTCTGAGCTTCTCAAAACAGTTGGAAGATTAACAGAACCACCATTTGTGAGACTCAGTCGGTTGCCTTCTAAGCTGAGAGTTTGATTCTCAGTAAGATAATGCTTTGCCTCCAGCTCATCTTTCGTAACCTGTTGCTCTTTAATGCCCTTGATATCCTTACCAATTTCTGTTGCTAGACTTTCAAGGTTATTCATAGGCTTCACGCTTTCGCTTGATTATATGTCGCAACCAAATCAAGATTAGCAATCTGGTCAACGCGTCCGCTAACCTCTGTCACTTTTCCCAAAAGTGCGCCATTTTCATCCTGACCCATGTTCGTGATTTTATCCGCAATTTCTTTCAGCGTATCAAGGTTCTCAGGCGTTCCTTCGCCTAAAATTTCAGCCTTAACTTCCGTTTTAGCTTGAGTGACTGCCTGTGAGATAGCCTGCGTCATTGCTGACGTGCTAACCTTGGTTTTCAATTCTTCGTTAACTCGTTTGTTATCTTCTCCCAATGTGCGGGCAAATTCTGTTAATTTTGTAGTTTCCATTTTTTTCTATACCTTTCCAAGATTATAAAAGAAGAGTAGGTCTGGAAATTCCGGACATACTCCACCATCTGTTACTGTTTTTTCTGCAAGTTGTTTCTCAACTTCCTTTGCAATATCCAGCTCTTTGAGAGCATAGACTTCCTCTGTGACCAATTCCTTATCTGAAGCCACTATCTTGATGTGCGTAGCCTTATCGCTCGGAAAAATATATCCGCCAGCGCCGATCTCTAAGCGGTATTTCCCAACAGGCAAGATAGCATCCAGATTAAAATTCACGCTTGAGTTCATGACAGTCACCTTCTTCTTCCATTGATACTTGTCCATGGTCAGACTAACAACCGCCACCTCCCCATCAAGAGAGGAGACGGCTCGATAGTCTTCGTCTAAAAGGACGAATCCAAAGGTAGAAGCTACATCACCTTGTTTAATGAGGTGACCGCCATCAACCTGTGCGAGATTGGTCGTATTAAGATTACAGACCATTATTGCCCTCCTTTTTTATTTAAGTTTTGCTTTGAATCAGCGTTTTCAATTCTCTGACATCTTCACCTAGCGATTTAACCTGTTCCGCAAGGACTAAGATAGCCTTGTTTTGTTCATCATGGTTATCTAGTCGTTTATTTGCAGACATCTTAAATTCGTGCAGATTCTCGATGTCTTTTTCCAAAACCGTAAGACGATTCTCTTGTTTGGTCGCTCTGTCTTTCATTGAGAAATAAAGACCGACAACAGGAATCAAAGAGAGGAAAATTTGTACAATTAAACGTTCAAATTCTGCCATATATCACCTCTACTATCCAATTGTTACTTTTGGTGTGTTAAACTTCCAAGTTGCTAGAACGCCGTTTTGGTAAGGCGTTCCTTCAAGTTGGGCAAGGGTTTCTCCTTGATAAGTAAAGGACTGATTGGTTTGAATCAGAATGCGTTTACCTTCTCCGTTGATTTCAGCGTGGCTTGGATCTTCGACCGCAAAGATTGCACCTGGTTCATAAACTTTTCCAATTTCGGCCAGTGGGAAGAGTTCAACCATTTCTTTGTACGTCGTACCGTAAGAGACTTTCTCACCCATAATGGAATCTTGAGCCATCACTCGAACCACTTTATTAATGCGGTTCGCAAGTGCTTCAAGGTCATTTTGCTTCGCTTCTGCTTGGCTCAATTTCTCTTGAGTTTGTTCAAGATTTGCTTGAGCTTGAGCTACTTTCTGCTCAGCCTGTTCCAATTTAGCCAAAGTCTGCTCTAGTTTCGCTTGAGCAGTCACGATGGCATTTGTCGGATCAAGTTCCGTACGAATGAAGTCTAAAACCGCTTGAATCAGCACTTCTTCATTATCATTCGTGCGATTGCCTGGCAACTCCACACGCTCATAGCTATAGCGACCAGTTTCTTCTTTCTCAATCGTTACGATTGTGACGTTTTTCTCCCCTTTTAAAATAGGGCTTCCTGTTAATTTGTAAGTCATGCGTTAGTTCCTTTCATTTTAGCTTGTGTTTCGTCAAATAGTTCTTTGAGTGCTGGGTCATATTCCAGCACGGCTTTAAATGCCTGCAATTCAGCTAAAGTCAGCGTATAGCGTGCTTCTAAATGCGCACGGTTCAATTCGCTATCAGCCAAGCGGTTGACGAGCGACTCAGCGACTAGCTTGTCGATTGTGTGATTATCCATGTCTGTTCTCCATTTCTTTGATTTTCTGGTCTAGTTCTTGGACTGCTTTCAGCAAGTAGGGTACTAAAACAGTATAGTCGATGTGCAGATAGCCATCTGGATTCTCAGGATCTCGTGAGATAACTTCTGGAATGATGGTCTCAGCCTCTTGAGCAATCAAACCAATTTCTTCATGCTTCTTGCTTTCGATGAAATCAAATGCGACCAAGTTTAGTCTATTGATTTTATCCAAGGCTTTTACAGCTGTGTCTGTGATATTTTTTTTCAAGCGTTTGTCTGATTTCTTATCTATCCAGTATTTAACAGTTCCGTCTCCGACCTGATTCCACCAAACGACAGCGTTTTGATTTCCTTGACGAGGGCTTCCACCTTGACCAATAATTTCACTGACACCCATATCAATCCCGCCACTGAATTCAGCTCTTTTATGGAATTCGGCTCGGCAATAAAAATCAGCATAGCCGGTTCCTGTGAAGTTTACACCATCGTAAAACGTAACAACATTTTTACAATACATTTTTCCATCTGTATTCACATACCACGCTTTGGGTCCTATTTCGTTCCAACTACTACCCCAATTCGCCCAAAAAGCGGTTCTGGTACCATAACCAGCACCGTTTCCCATACCAACTGAGAATTGGTTGACACCAGAAATCCAGCAACCGCCACCTTGGTCAAATTGACCTAAGGTGAAACCTCCAATTTCACCTTGATAGGCTTGTAAGAAGGTTGAACTAGATACAACAGATTCAATCTTGGTTGTGAAGATTTCCTTAGATGTTAGTTTGTCAATCAAGGCATCTCTAGCGGTCAGGTTCCGAATCAGGGCATCGTCTACGCTGATTTTATCGCCTGTGATGGCACCTGCTTGGATATGGTCAGCAGTGACAGAACCAGCAGCCATTTTTCTAGCTGTTACAGCACCATCTACCAACATATCTGACTGTACTCGAACGTGCGGAGCGATGATATCCACACCTCTAGGGCTTGCGGAAATGGTAGAGGCTAACTGCTCACCAGTCAGAGTAGTAGAGCCGATAGTCACACCTTCTGGTGTCACTTGTACCCTCGCACTGTTAGCAGCGTCTCGCACTTCCTGCCTGATTTCTTTAGCCGTCTGAGCGATGGCACTCTTGACATTCGTATCAAAGAACTGAGTCAGCGCTCCTTGATTGTTCTGTTGGATTTTGCCCCAGAGAGTGCTGTTTGGGTCTCTCAGTTCCAGTTCAATAGAACGCATATCCTTGAAGAGACCTGACAGGGTACGTTGTGTGACAGTAGGCTCCACGAAGCTAGTAGGGAAATCTCCCTGCTCCAGTTGGATATCCGTCAGCACCGTGTCTCCCACACAGCCCATGTGATGAAGCTTTAATAGTTCATCTCGTGTCCGTGGTTGAAAGACCTTGTAGTACCGCCCGTTATGCTCAAGAGCAGGCGAACGAACGTTTTGAATGGTAATATCCATTTGTTACCTCCATACTGAGTAAAAGTTCATAGAAGTTTCTCCATTTGATGAATTAAAATCTCTCTTTGCTTTCTCAAAATCTTCAGTATTTCTAAAACGGGCTTTAATGTGGGTGCTACTATAACCTCGTTCTAGTGTTACTGGAATAACATTTGATTCAGTTTTACCGATGAAACGAACTTCGTCAATAGAATAGTTACTGAAACCAAATCTATAATCATAGATATTCATTACACTTTCTCCGTAACTCGGAGATGCAATAACAAATTTTGAAAAAAGTTCTAAAACTCGTATTCTTTTCTCCCAGACTAACTGAGTTCCTACATAACGCTGAACAACTTCCTTACCACCCACATAAATTCCTTCTCTAGCCATACTACCTCCTATGTTTTATAGATATCGTAGATAGTATTACTATCTTTGTTGGCAATTGCGTCATATTGAGACCTTGTTCCAGCCCAATATTTCAGAGCTTGACCATCATTCTGATTGATGATGTTCTGACCAGGCGCACCATCAGCTCCTCTAGGGCCGTCCGCACCTCTGGGACCTGCTGGACCCGCTGGACCTCTAGCACCTTCTGGTCCTCGCAAGCTATTTCGTTGTGTCTGAGTCAAAGAGTTAAAGTCAGGTCTAGCTTCAAGGGCTGTGATACGGCGCTTAATGTCTGTGTCATTATAAGAAATCACGAATGTTCTCTTACCGATTTTTTGAACACTAATATTAGTACCGTTGACAGCCGTTACCTTCCAAAATTCATAATCCACAGTACTGTTATTCGTCCAAAGGTCTTCAACAATATCCCCTACCTTGATACCGTCAGGATTCATGATATCGGTTGTTTTTATTGTTGCGACTGAACCGATATTTGCACCATAGATATCTCCTTTAGCAATTCTATATACTGGTGTTTCAGACTTCTTGGCATACTCTGCCAAAGCACGCTCTGCCGCTGAACCTTCAAATCGTACAACACCGTCTGCGCCTTTTGGCCCTGCTGGTCCCGTCTCTCCACGGTCTCCTTTGGGACCAGTCAGATATTGAAGAGCTGAGAATCGGTCACGGCCATTTCCGACCTTGACCTTGCCTGTGTCGCTCTCAACGCCTAACTCGCCATCGAGCAAGACCAGAGTGCTACTTGCCCAGTCTCGTGCTGACATGCGCTTGTGCTGTACCCTTATTGGGATTGTCTCTGTCATGTTCTTCCTCCATCAAAAATAAAAGTTGGACTCTCGTTCCAACTTCCGTCATATCTTGAATTTTGTCCGTCCGCAACCGTCTTGTAGACTGGCGCCAGTTCAATCCGTCTTGTCTGATTGTCAATCGTCACAGACTGCTCTACATTCTGATACCAGTCGCCTGAGAAAGTCAGACGATAGGCACCGTAGTAGACTGCCAAGACCTGCTCCTCTTTTTGGACAAGGTCTTTGTCAATCGCTGGCATGACCGAATTAGCAGGCGCCAAATGAACGTGGCCACCGTAAAATGGATTCTTATTGACTACAACAGTCACATCTGTCTTGCCATAAGGCGTACAGGTTGCGGACCAACTGATGACGTACTGCTTACCAACTTCAAAGCCCTCTCCGTTGTGACCGACTTCTACGAAATCCGTTCCATAACTAATTTTCTTAGCCGTGCCACCATTCAAGCGGTTCTTGTTGTACTGGGTATTTCCGTCACCACCAATCAGGCTAGCGTTAACCCTTGCAGTCTCGCTGACCTGCTCCAGTTTCTTGCTGAGTTCAGCGATTGAGTCCGCACCGCTCATTAGCTCCTCACGGATGCGCTTCACGAACTCAGGACGCTCTTTCTCCATTTCTTCATGAATTTTAGCTCCAAACTCTTCCGCCTTAGCCTTGTACTGCTCGATGGCGTCCGTGATAGCTTTCTCACGCTTGGCAAATTCAGCATCAAACGCACGGTCAGCGTTGGCAATCGCACGTTCCAGCATAATGTCAAATTTTGTTTCTTGCTTGTCCAAGATTGCATTGGCTACTGCTGAAACACCGCCACCATTTCCCCCTGATTTCACTTTATCATCAAAGGTAATGGTCAGATAGGCTCCCTGTCCATTGTTGGCCAAACAGTCATACTCATAGGCAATGGCTTTCTTATAAACGTCCACATTGTGCTTATAGCTTTTCAGGTTGACTGTATCGCCCATGTGAACAGTTTGCCCATCAAGTTCATAGGCTTCAATCTTGATGGCATCTGTAGCCTTATCTATGTGTTCGTTAGTAAATTTAGCGCTAGCCCACTTTGTCAGTTCCTCAACAGTCTGAATGTTGTTATTGCTATAACTTCTTTCGTTGATATAAGGATAAGCACCAATTAAGGGACTATCAACCGTTATAGCAATCGTTGTATCTTCCTTGGCACCCTCTGCCTTAAATGTAGACTTGGCGTGAATCCGAGTAACAACATTTTGTGAGTTTTTGGTTCGTTGATAGGATTTTAGGTTTTTGTGTGTAGAGATGATAACACCTCTGTCCTCTCCTCGATTTCGCTTAATTGAGATAGCGAAATTGTCCCGAACCATCTCTCCTTCCCATGTTCCCAAAATTGAGTGAGCGCCATCCATTAACACGCTGTAGAGTGTTTCTACTTCTTTCGTGTTGATGGTCCGCCTGTCCGTGATATCACTGGTAAATGAAAAATCATTTATAGGTGACTTAGCAACTTGTACCAATTGAGAAAGAGCCTGCCAACAACTCTGCTTATTGACAGACAGAGGATTGATAGACCGCTGCATGACGTCATCAGTGATATGGTAAGCAGTGATTTCTAAATGATCATCATTCTCTACTGGCTTCTTGATACGAAACAACTGAGGTCCAATCACAGGCGCTGGCGCCTTTATCAACATATCCTCACGGAAAAGCTGATAAATCTCAGAGTCGGTGATAGGGTAGCGAACAGTAAGGATGAAATCCCCGTTCATTTGCTCTTTTATGACTGCCGAAGTCGCTTCATGCAGTGGGATACCGTTCCATTTAACGTTACGATTATCACTTTCAAGCAAATATAACATTATGCCCACCCCCAGACTGTCTCAATCGTCATGGAACTAATACCAGCGCCTAAGACAATCCCGACATCTTGTTTCTTGATTGGGTCAATCGTGATAAAATCCCCTGTCCACTTAATTCTGGAACCTGTTCCGTCCAAGAAACTAGGATTGTTAGGGTTATTTACCATGATGGCTCTTCCAGATAGTCTTTCTAAGCGAATGACCTGCCTATCTACTGTGAAACTAACCTCTGTCGTACTCTGGCCAGTTATGGTAATTGTCGGAAAAGCCAAAGCAGAGCCTTTGGTTCTTAAAGTGCCACTTCTTGAAAATGTTTGATTGTCTGTAGCTTTGAAAAATTTGGTAGGATGACACTCAAACGTGACTTTGAGCGCATAATAACCTGCACGATTTCTAGTAGTCTCAGAAATCTTTACCTTGTAACACCACATCTTAGTGGTTTTGACACGTTCGCTTTCAAGCCAAAAGTTTTCCCTTGCAAAAAGAGCCAGAAAACGGTTCAAGTCCTCTTCTTTTGGTTTGACTAAGTGAAGCGTGTAGGATTTCTCAACCATCCCTCTATGATGATTGGTTTGTAGGATAGCTCCACTAATTCCATCATGCTCCCATAGTTTTGTCTTGCTATTGGCAATCACGATGGATGGAGCTTCTTCTACAATCACGTCAAAAGGAAAAGAGGAGGTTGCTACGCCATCAATCACCAATTCATTATGTTTGATCATGCGATTCCTCCTCTAAGTTGTGTTTTTCGTTGCAGTTCATCCGCAATCTTTTGAGCGACAACGTCAGCAATGCGATTGATATCCATCTCTTCACTGATGTTATTACCGCTAATGCTGATATTGATAACAGGAGACAGACCTCCCATGGTTTGAGCAATTCCACGACCGATAGCTCCCAAGGTGCGTTCGTTTAGTGGTAAGACAGCTTCGTTCCCAGCCTCCCCACCAACCATCAGGCTATTTCCGTTTGAACCAAAAACAGTAGGCTTGGTCAAGATACCACCCTTGGCATACCACTCTACGCCAATGCTTGGCAACCCGTTACTCAACCAGTCAACTGGGTTAAGAGAGCCTGTGATACTAAAGTGTGGTAGAGGGATATGAGGCCATCTAAATTCAAAGTTAAAGAATCCCTTAATAGCTTCAATTGCACTACCGACTAAATCCCTAGCTCCGTTAATGGCATTGCCGATTGTATCTTTAATACCGTTCCAAATGCTACTTGCGGTTGATTGAATACTATTCCAGATATTGCTAATCGTATCTCTTATACCGTTAAAGACACTTGAGACCGAACTTGAAATACCATCAAATATTCCTGAAAGAGTGGACTTGATGCCGTTCCAAACATTTGAAGCAACCGTTGAGATAGTGTTCCAGATGTTAGACAATACCTGCGCTATGCCATTAAAGATAGTCCCAATGACACTTGCAATCCCATTCCAGATTGTTTCTCCGACGCTCTTGATGGTTTCCCAAGCGCCTGACCAGTCACCAGTAAGGATCTGCATCACTGCCTTGATAATACCCAAAACAACGTTGATAGCTGTTTCAACTACCGTTTTAATCACTTCCCAAACTGTAGAAGTGATAATCTGAATGGTGTTCCATCCTCCTTCTATAAGTGGACCTAGAACAGTCATAGCAGCACTGATGATAGCGGAAATGCCATTCCAGACAGCATCCGTAATTGAACGGATTAGTTCTTGGTTTTCAGTCCACCAAGTTACAACCGTTCCAAAAATACTCATGATGAAATTTGAAATTTCACCTACAACAGTATTGATGACAGATGAAATAGCCTCCCACACAGCTGTTACAGCGTTGCGGAATCCTTCATTCGTTTCCCATAAGTATTTCAAAATGACAACGACCGCTGCAACTGCGGCCGCTATTGCAGCTGCTGTCCCAATGATTGGTAGAGCGGCAGTTATCATAGCGCCTATAGACGTTGTAAATATAGCTTGAAGGGATAAGAATATAGGCGCTAAAAATCCTACAGCGGTAACCACACCTCCTATCATTACTATAAATTCTTTAATCGGGCCAGGCAAAGTACCAAACCAATCTGCCACACCTTTTATGATGTCTCCTAAAGCTTGAAAAACAGGAATCAACATTTCCAAAAGAGGCTGACCTAATGCAGCCAAGGCATTAGTCCCAGATTGTTTTAGGTTCCCCATGACGTTTTCTAAGCCGTCAGATTCTCTTGCAGCTTGACCAAGTGCCCCAGAAAGTTCATTCCCGTCTTCAACCATTTGAAGCAAAGTTAATTGCTTTTGCGCTTCGCTCAAATCCTTGAATGACTTGCCGTACAGTTTATTTGCTGCCGCATTACGAGTTGTTTCTGTTGCAGATATCCCCAAAGCCGCATCGTTGGCAAAATTTCCTTTAAGAAATGATTGAAGGCTCTCAGTAACACTTTCAATAGATTTGTCGTAAAAAGCAGCACCATCTGCCGCTGCCTTAGTTGCCCTAGTAGATAAATCTAAGGCTTGAGCTGTATCTAGACCAGATGTTTTTGCAAAGGAGGCCATTTGGGTGAAACTTCCTTGTAATCGTTCTGGTACAATAGACATTTCTTTCCCAATATTATTAAGAGCCTCTCTAGCTTGACCTTCCATATCCCCAAAAACTGTACTAAATTGGGCATTACTTGCTTGCATTGAAGCAGCTGCTTCAATAGCTTCTTTCCCAACGTCAACAAGTTTTTCTGAAATATCACCCAATTTCTCACTAAACTGTTGGAGTAGTTCAGCTCTTGCAGCTTTAGCTATCTCACCCAAGCTTTCTTGTGCGCTATCTGCTACAGACTTAGTCCCCTTCATCTCATCGTTAAGATGGTTAAAAGCGGTCTTAGCTTGATTCAGCTCTGCTTCCATCTTGTTAGCTTCGGCTGAGTTTTCACCATATTCTTTTTTAGTGATTTCTAACTGCTTTTCAAGGTTTTCAATTTGACGAGCGACAATTTCGGACTGTGCACCAATCTTCTTTTCAGCCAATGCCAACTTGTCAGCTTCACTAGCGTTGGCACCCATCTGGCTTTCTTGTAGCTTAAACGAACTAACGACTTTTTCAGATTCGCTAGCAAGCAGTTTTTGCTCATTCTGCAATTCTTTCAGTTGGGTTTGGTTATTCTTAGTTGCATTCCCGTTGCCCTCAAGAGCCTGATTGACACTAGCTAGTTTTCCCTCATACCCTTTCAGAATATTTTGAGTCACTTCTACTTCACGTTGGAAAGCACGATACTGATCTGCGCCAATATCTCCTTTTTTAAACTGCTCCTCAACTTGAGATTGAGCTTGTCTTAAGGTTTCTAGCTTTTCCCGAGTGGTTCCGACTTGTTTCTGTAAGACTTCTTGCTTTTGAGTTAGCAAAGTAACGTTACCAGTATCAAACTTTAAAGCATTATCAATCTGTTTCAGCTCTTTTGTTGCGTTAGCAGACTCTTGATTGACACCTTTTAACGCTTTTTGTAAGGGCTGGGTATCACCATCAATTTCAATTTTAATCCCTTTGATATTTCCTGCCATATTTCCTCCTTTCCTTAAAAATAAGGAGCGCTGAGAGGTTTTCTATGACCAGAATACTAGCCAACTAAAGGAACTTGTCCTCACAATCGCTCTCTCAGCACTCACTTTTTCTCTAAAATGCATCAAAATCAGCTTGGGTGGCCTTCCGACTACCCGTTTTATTTTCGCTACGCAAATTGACATAATCTGTCTGATAATCTAAAGCCATACCAATAGAAATGTGCTTGAGATCATCGATAGATAAGCCAGTTTCCTTGCAACAAGATAGATAGGATTCTACCGTGAAGGCTTCTTCGCTTGCTGTTTCTGATGTGTCTGTTTCTTTTTTGTTTGTAGTACCGTATTCAACATTTCCATCATTAACGGACAAACTTCGTCAAGAGGAAACTCTTCCATCTCCATGAAAAAATCATCAAACGGTTTAATTTTAGGATTGCCAGATTTAGCAAATACCCAAAATAGACGATAGAAAAAGGTAATATCAAAATCTTCTAAAAGAGATAGGTCGACGCTTTCCGCTACCAAATCATTCCCTTTTTCTAATTGGTTCAATTGAGCTACCAATTGCTTATTTTTCAAAAGCCCTAAAAGGTCCTTGAAAAAATCCTGCCCAAACTCGTTCTTGTAAGCGATTGGAGTATAGGCATTTGTTGCAAGCTCATAGCGCTTGTTGCTGATTTTAATACTTCGACGCATTCTTTACTCCTTATCCTAGAGATGTTGGTTCGTAAACGCTAGTAAACCAAGCGTCATACACTTCTTTTTTGTCAGCTGACGTAATAGAACGTTTCACGACGCTATCAAGCGGACGTGGTGAACCCTTAAAGCTAAGTTCGCGTTCATTGACAGTTGTTCCACTCTTAGTACCAGAGCCGTTTGATGGACGACTAGCAGAGCAGTAGTAGATAACGTAACGAGTCTTATTTTTATCTCCTGAAAATTCAAACATAATTGCAAACGGTTTAGTGGAAGCATCGCCTTTTTCAGTCAATACTCCTGTTTGTTCGTCCTTGATTTCTCCTAGGATTTTCGTCGCAAACTCTTCCGTGATATGCGGTACTTTCAATTTTCCTTCATACCCTTCATTTGAGTTCATGAAGTGGTAGTCCACGTCGTCTGCTTGGATTGCTTTCGATTCTCCTTTTGGCTCTAACTCCAAGTTCATAGCTCCAGGGAAACGGAAAATTTGCCCGTAGCTAATGACTTTTGTATCACTGTTGATACTTTCGATTGGTGCGATATGCACGTTTTTCAATCCATAGGTTACTGTATTTTCTGTTTTTGTCATCTTCTTCTCCTTTAGTACAAATAAACAGTATAAGGCTTGACAGATAGCCTTTCTGTTGGGATATAGCTTTCTTCTGATACCTCAAAAACAAGTTGATGTTTAGACAACAACTCTTCCAAGGATTCTTCCAAATCTTCGTCTTTACGTTCAAAGATAAGCTCTACAGTCACAGATTTAATCTGGTATTTCTGTTCGTCGTCTGCTCTCTTGATATCTGGATGTGATTCAAAGTAGATAAGGTAAGGTGTTTGAGGAACGTGTCCAGTTTCAAACGCACGATAGGCTATAGGTAGATTCGCTTGACTTAGAATATCGACAAGGTCAGATAATTTCATTTTTGGATAGCCTCCTTTACTTTCCGTTCAAAGGAATTGATTAGCTTTTCTTCTACAGGTTTGATGTGAGGGATAGCACGACTGCGTCCTCCATTTCTTAAGACATGGTCATTTTCAAGCAGGTGTGTCAATTGGTAGCTTGTAGCATTATGGATTACGTATGAGCCTTTGGCGTTTTTCTTGAGGCGCCATCCTCTCGCATACTTCCCTTTATTCTTTGGACTTGTCACCTTCAAAGTCACAACAGCTTCATCACCTAACTCTTGTGCGATAGCGTCAATCTCATCTTCTAACTCACTAGAATATTCGCTCAGTGCTTTAGCAATTTCTGCTGAAAGGTCACCTGTTACACTCATGGCAATTCCTCCATCAAGGTCAGCTCCAGAATTTCTAAACCAATCGGAAATGTCTTGAGAATACGATACCGTTTCCCATTAAATTCCGCTTCTTCCTCGTTGTTATACTCAAAGCTATGAATATCAAGGATAAGGCTTGGTCTAAGTCCAACCTGGCTAGCCTGATAAAATTCAGAACGAGTAATGGAACGCTTACGACACAAAATAGTCAATCGCTTTTCCTCAAATAGAGGTTGGTGCAATTTATCCAATCCTGTTTTAATCCTTGAGATCAATGTAATCTCATTGTTCCATGCCATGACTTACCTCAATTTCAAATTATGCAATCGCCATAAAAGGTGGCGTGGCATATCCACTCCACCCTCATAGCGAAAGGCTGCAAAATCAACTACAAACATTTGGTGTTCAGCGTTTTCTGATTCAAGCGAAACTCCCAAATTATCTTCCAGTTCAGTTATGACAGCTTCGATGATTTTCTCCAAAGGCTTATCACGTAGCTTTGTTGCTATACCCAATTTTAGTTTTAGTAATTCTAGTAATTGAGCATTGTCCATAACTACTCCTCATCTTCCTCTTCGGGTTCTTGAGGGTCTGCTTCTCCTTCGGAAATATCGTCATCATCGATTTTAGTCAAGAAAATAGATCCTGCGCTATTTGACCCATCTAACAACTCTTGAATGAAGGTCTTATTGCTCCTATATCCTTTTCGGGGATAAATATCCCCGATTTGATATTCATATTGTTGAGGGTCTCTCAAATCCTTAAAAGGACGGATTACTTGATAAGCCATCAGCTACCTCCTTACCCTGCAGCGTCAGTGTAAGTTACATAGAAGCCTGCTGCTTCATCCACTTTCTTAACATCGAAACGGTTTGCAGTTCCTAAGTATTGACCGTAGATTTTATCATCTTGCCATTTGACAGTTGTCTGCGCACGGTCAAACAATGTCGCAAACTCTCCAACGTCACCGATAAAGGCTTTCATTTCACCTTTGGCATCCCCAATGATGTCATCAGGATAAACATCGATTACACGACCAGCGAACTTGTAGCCAGTTGGAGATGTGATATCTGTTTGAAGCATGTAGCGACCGTCCTTGTCCTTGATTTTATCAAGAGCGGCAAACATCGATTGGGTACATACAATAGTTGCATCGTAGTACGGTTTCAATTCCACATTGAGAATATCTTTCAAGCCGTCCAAACCAGCTGCACTTTTAGCTGTAGCTGTCTTAAGAACCTTAGCGATTTCTTTATTCTTAGTGATACGTTCTTGGTTCTTAGCTTGTTTAGCAACCAATCCCATGACATCGTAGTCAGCATCATCAATCAATTCTTGAGATACTGGCAAATGACCACGACGTGTTTTGATTTCATAGTTCACCTTTGTAAAGGTTGGTTTAGCCAATTCAGGGTTTTCTTCCAACTCTTCAACTGTGTTCATTGTTTGGTCAGTCAGTTTGACAACTGCCCATTTACCGCTTGCGTTCTTGACATTAACGATGTTGACCAATGAAGTCAAATCTGTCTTGTCTTGTTTCGCTTCCTTAGGCGTCATCAATTCAACAGGAATGATTGCTTCCCCTTCAGCAGATTTGAGACCATCAGCACGCACTTCTTTTGTTCGAAGGTAATGGTTAAATGCTTCACGTTGTTCCAATGTTTTTCCTCCTCGTTTTTCCGTTTTACCTGGAGTTGGTGCTTTACGGTTTTGCTCCTCGATTTGTTTTTCCAACTCATCGATTTCTTTTTCCAGCTGCGCTTTTTCAGCTTCTTTTTCTTCAATTTCCTTTTGAAGATCATCCACAGTCTTTTCAACTGCTGAAACTTCTTCATCAGTTTCAGCACGATCCAACTTTTCTAACTCAACAACCGAACGTTTGTTCAATTCTTCGATAGTTTCTTCCAACTCAACTACCTTAGTTGCTTTTGCTCGCATACGAGCACCAAAGATTAACGCCTTATTCATAGCTTAAATTTCTCCTTAATTTCTTTCTTGCGCTTGTCTAGCGCTTCACGATTAGCACGGCTCTGACTTTCAAAGTCTTTTTGTCGTGCAGCAATTTCCGTTTGTGGATAGGCTGGGAAAGTACATGGGCTCACTTCAAAGATTTCTAGTTCTAAGACAGTGTCCAGATACGAACCATCTTCACGTTCCTCTGTTTCGATTTTTATCGGGATAAAGCCAAAGCTACATCCGATAACATCTCCACGCTTGACACGGGCATAGGCTCCAACAGCTTGAGGATCATCCTTGTTAATAATGATGTCTCCAAAAAGACCAACATCATCAACACCCAGTGTCAGAGTTTCGTTACCTGTTCGACCGAGAACAAGACTATCATCGTGGTTAAATAAAGCTCTGATATCAGCGTCTTTGATAGCTTTCTCAACTCCAACACGCTTGATAACTTCACAGTAGCCTGGCCACAATTCCGTCTCCTCGTCAAACTTGATAAAGTAGCCACTCAAAATCAAATCACCAGAGTCTTCTTCTCTCGTTTGAAATTGAGTGGCACGATAACTATTCCGTTTCTGCATTCTCTTCCTCACCTCCTTTCAATTTATTTTGGTCTCCTATCTTCTCTTGAGGGATAAAGTTCTCAAGGACAATCAACTCTTCCATCTCAGGATCAGGAGCCATACCAAGCCAATCTCTCCACTCATTACGACGCATTGCAGTACTGTTTGTCATTTGACGTGCAACCTCAGACAACTCTGTAATGTTGTAAGAGAAGAGTGAACGAGGATTTAGCTTGAAGTAACGATTACTAGACAAAAGTAAGTCTCTGGTTAGTGTCTGAGTAATAGTGGTAGCGATACTCATGACAGTCGTATTTACAAAGTTGTTATACTCTGTCTTGTTGAACTCTCCTACGCCCAAAATAAAAGCAGGTACTCCTAATAGACCTGCAACTGTTCTTTTATCTAATTCGACAGACTCATTTAGAGCGATGTCCGTTAGACTAAGCGGCTTTACCTGTTGAATGTCCAGCAATGCCTCTGGAACAATCCATGGAGCGCCAACCCTGCTAGTACTTAAATACTTCTCAGCGATACGCTCACGCCCTTGCTCCGAGTCTAGTTCAGCACTAGACGAGTCAACCTTAACGATAAGACTAGGAATGTTCTTACCGTTCATGAAGCTTTTTTTAGTCTTAGTAGCCATGTTCAAACTTTGAACCACATCTGTCAACGTCACCCTAAAACCAGTGCCAATATATGGAATATCTGGATCTGGATTGATGACAAAGTGGACTACTTCATCAGGGGAATACACTTCACCCCTAAATGAGATCACATAGGAATCCTTATCTGTTTGGAACGAAACTTCTCTCATCGGAAATGGTCTTAGATTAGAAATATAATCCGTAACAGGTTCATATTCAACATGTAGGACAGAGTTCCCATCGCCATACAGAAGCAAATCGCGCACAATCTTGAAAATCCATGACTTCCTTGTCATGTGTTCACACGGATTGATGTCAATCTTTCTAGCAAGCCCATCACGGATTCTGATATCACCTTTATCTGTATTCTCCATCAGGTGGATGGTCATATTAGAGACCAAATCAGCAATCTTATTAACCGCTGTCACCACATCTGGATTTCTGGCCAAAGGTACATACGAATCCATCAGGTTTGACAACCCTAAATCTGAATGACTCAGCATGTTGATTGGTTTACTTGGTTTGTTTCGTTTCCAAATCTTTTCAAAAATACCCATGTTTCCTCACCTCCTTTCTCTCTAATCAAAGAATCTCATCACATCGCCACCCTTGCCAAGATTAGCAAGAGCCTGTATACAAGCAAAGACGCTAGCATCGAACAAGTCAATCCTTGCAGTACCACCGTCTCCGTCTAATTTTTCGTATTGCACAGCATCATCCACCTTTTCAATTGCTCTAACGTTGCTCACACAATATTCATAAGCGTCAGAATGAAGATAGTAAAATTCCTTGTTCTTGACTTTGAACTCAATCCGCCTAAACCCTTCGGATTTCAGATAGAATAACTGAGGCTGATCAATCATCTTGAACTTAGCCTTTTTCATCTTAGCCAAAAACTCACGACCAAACTTTCTGTCCATTCCTACAGCTTGGATTTTAAATCCACGCTCACGCATACTGATGAACCATTTGACGATATCGTCATAGAGTACTGTTGGAGTGTTGCTCATCGTCAACCAACCATCAGACTGCCAGCCAAAAAGTGGAATCCCATCATCATTAGCCTTCTTCTGAGCATTAATCCGAGGAAAGAAAGCATGTGTGATACAGATATCAACATCTTTCTCACCATCATTATAAACACCGTATAGAGCAGCCGCTGTTAAGTCATGTAATCTTGACAGATCCGCACCACCATACCAACGAATCGGCAAACGTGCCAGCTCTTCTAAACTCCAATCATAGCAACTATCCGACGCAATAAACTCATCAGGATTGAAATAAGCGTTCATAGAGTTAGTGAAGACATTCAAAGTCTTGTTGAAAAACTCATTTCTTGTCTGTGGATCATTCATAGCCTGCTCAGCTTCTTCTCTCAGAGCCTTGAGCGATACCGTCACACCCCACGAAGGATTGGCTTTTTTAAGAACATTCTCGTCCAGGTAATCGCCCACGTCTCCATCAGTCGTCTGGTCAGCTTTACAGATAAACATGAACAAGGAATCATCCTTGACTAATTGTTTAAGGACCTTTTGACAGTATTTCAAACGGTTAGCGAGGAAACCAGTAGGAATATCACCAGCTGTAGAGATAACAAAAAGCATACTGTTTCGGTATGCTGACATTGTTTTCTTCATAAGACCATATTTCTTACTGTTCCTCATTGTATGAGCTTCATCCAGAATAATAACGTTTCCGTTCAAAGAGTCCAAACGGCTTTCATCGTTGGCCAGTGCCTGGATAAAGAAAGAACCCTCGATACCAAAATTAGCAGTGATTGAGTGTTCCTGGTTGTTATCCTTGATACGAATGTTCTTGTCATTCCATCGCTCCACATTAAACTTCAAGAATCCAAAAGCTTCCATCGCTTGCTTAACAGAGTTTGCCACGATGTAGCATTTTGAACCGCTATCGGTGTCTAATATCTGATAAGCAAGAGCGATTGCAGCAGTAAACGATGTCTTCCCATTCTTCCGAGCCAGCATGATAAGCGCTTCTTTGAACCTGCGCTCGTTTGACCCCTTGTAGTAGAATCCAAATAGATTAACAACCACAAAGTGTTGCCAAGGTTGCAAGAGTAATGGCTTGTTACGGATAGACACCGCAAACATATCATCGCCCTGCTGATGAACTATCACGTTCTCGATAAAGTGAATAACAAAATCCACCATATCCTCATCCATCTCAAACGCTGGATTTTCTAAATCACGGAAAAAACGTTCAGCAACAAGAATGTTCTCCTCGCAATGTTCTTCTTGATGAGTTAAGACGTGTTGAGCGTATTCTTTCGCTTTATCAAGATTACCCATTTCCAGACACTCGCTTCTTCTTGATTTCGTTCTTGAACTTCAGGACCTCAGTAAGAACTGAATCACCTTCTTGTTCTACTACCTCACCGAGCGACTTCGGATTCATCATCAACTGATTAGAGTAGCTAAGAATATCTTTCCTCAAAATTTCCATTGCTGTCAAGATTGGAACTTTTCGCTCATTCTCAGCACCAGCCTTATTGACGTAGGTGTCTGTTACTGGATAACCCATGTCAGCATAATCTTGAGCAAGTTTCTGATACTGGTATAACATACCTGCAAAAATGTCAATGATCATTTCGAACTCTTTACGATAAGTGCCCAAGTCTTTCATCTGCTTAACCACTTTTGACTTAATCGACTTTGCTGTAATTGGTTTAGCCAAAAACTACCTCCTTCCGTCAAAATCGCTTAGTTTTTATCCCCTTTTTCTCTGGAGGCCCCCGACTTGGAAAAAGTTCCCTTCACCGGTTCCCAGAGGCTTCAATAAATTTTTTTTGAAGTGGGGGGATAAAAAAAATTTTTTCATTTTTCATTTTTGTTTTTGAAAAAATTTAAAAATTCTTTTTTTCTTTTCTTCTGCCAGTAAATTCCATTTCCGATTATCTTATCGTTGTTGCGATCATGGAATGTATTGTGTTTGCGGTTGGTCAGTGGCAAACAATTCCAAGACACATACTCTAACTCTGGATACTCGGATACTGGGTAAATATGATGAACCATTTCAGCTGGAACTGACTGCCCATATCTTAGACTTTCTTGGCAAAGGTAATCGTGTTGTCTCATGACCTTGTCACGAAACTTGTACCACTTCCTTGTCTTCAAGCTTTGTCTGACTGGTTTGTTGTACATGATATATACTCCTTTGCAAAACAAAAGGACAGGCTCTTGGCCTATCCCATCTCATACAAGAAATCTATGCTACCATAATAAACCTTTTTTTGTGAGACTTCAAGATGTCTTTTGTCTCATCTTTTGTCTACAAAATCATATACGAGAGCTCCAATAAATACTAAAGGCAGAAATAGAAAAATCAATCCATGTTTAAATATTTTCCCTATATCTTCTTTTGTCCAATCGAAAACAATTTTCAAAAACATCAATGCGATAAAATAACAAACTAAATATCCTATGAGTAACATATTCCTCTCCTCCAACTATACCAATTTTATCCCTCACTTTCACATATCTTATATTTTGTTAAACTCACTCTAAATCTCAAAACCTTACTAGGCATGGGTTTAAAAGAGTTTCATTTTTTCAGTTTATGCTTAACTCATTATGTGAAAGTAATATCTAAAAAATTAAATGACAAAGTTCCGTAACGCATCATCAAGCTCTGCTTGTTCTATCCCTATGTATCTCAGGGTAATTGCAGGTGACGAGTGATTGAACATTTTCTGTAATGTCCCTACGTCCTTTGTCTTGTTGTAATATTTATAACCAAACGTTTTTCGCATTGTATGTGTTCCAACATTATCAATGCCAAGTTCTTCAGCAGCCTCGTGAATAATTTGATAGGCTCTCTCACGAGTGATTGCTTTATTTTTCCCTTGCCTACTCTTAAATAAGAAATGATGAAATGGTTTGTCTTCAACATATCTTCTCATTTCTTTCTTGAGTTCTTTTGTCATCCGTCTTGTTATCTGCTTGCCAGTCTTCCGTTCTCTCAACTTGATGTGCCATCCCTGGACATCTTTAACTTTCAAGGTAAGTATATCTCCAACTCGCAAACCAGTATTCAGACCTGTGATGAATAGCATATAATACATCTCATTCCACTCTCTGAGATAATCTTTCATTGCCTGAATGTCGTCATTATCTTTTATCGGTGATACAAATTCCATATTCTACCTCCTTTCCCAAAACAAAAAGCCAGCATTTGCTGACTCTTGACGATACTTCTGTTGGACAACTTTTTTGACTAGAATTAAGGATGACTCCTAAAGTGTGATGTGTGTTTTTGTTTCAGAAGTTCATGCTATCATAATAAACTGTTTTTCATGAGAATTCAAGAGGTGTTTTGTCTCAAACTTATTTACAACTCACCTTTCAAAATAGCGTACTGTTCTAAGATAATCCTTCTACGTCGATAGATTGTAGCTTTGCTCATGAATTTCTGTTCTGCTATTTCTTCCCATCTAAGTTGAGGATACCTCCAGCGCAGATTAAAGATTTCCTTGTCTTCATCAACTAGATTACTCAAGAGCTTGTTAATAATCCCTTTAAATCCTTCAAGAAATTTTAAAGTCGGATCATCTGCGATTCTGATTGCGATAGTTTCGGTAGGTTTACTGATTCCTACAGTAGGTCCACTTTGAGCATCTGGATTTCTGGTTTCTAATTCTAGCCTTCTTAAGTCTATTGTGCGTTGAATGTTTTGAAATTTGAAAAGTTCTCTGTCTAATGTTTTGAGGTCTTCGTCGCTCAATTTTTTCAATTTCCACCTCCAAGTTTTTAAAAAATGTAAACAAGTTATCAAGTATCTGAGAGAAAGCCCTGCGAATATTAGAAACTGCCTGGTTAATCATTTTAGCTATAGCTTCAATTTCTTCAGGACTTAATTTCCGTAGTTGTTTGTCTAATTCTTCTTGCTTTTCTTGTATCTGCCGTTTAGCTATCTTCTTCTTAATTCTTTTGTTCATCGAGTCTTATTTCCTTTCTTGGATATCAATTCCAAAGAAAGTACAGATATCTTCCAATGCGCATTTAGAAATGCTACGGCCTGCTTCCCACTTCGCTATCGTATCTCTACGATATCCTAATTTAACAGCTAATTCGCTTTGAGTCAATCCTGCCTCACATCGTTTTCTTTTTAACATTTCAGCAGAAGGATTTGTCTTTTTTCTCAAAAACATGTAAGGGTCAAGATTTAATTTTTCGCAAATAACAAACATATCTCCGTCTTGCGGTTGTGCTTTTCCGCTTTCCCAATGACAAATTGCTTCTGGGGTAACTCCGAAGATTTTAGCAGCCTCAACTTTCTTTAGACCTTTGGCTTTTCGCCACAATCGCAATTGTTCCGAAAAATTCTTAGCATACTCACTCATGCTCCATCTCCTCAATCAGCCAGTCTAAATTTTTTCTAGCTTTCTTCAGGTCTTCAAGACCGTTTTTCTTTTGGAACCGTAACATATACTTGATTGCATTGCCCCAAAAGAAAGCAGACGCTCCAGAAAGGTTCCCAACGAAGTTATGCACAACATCGATAGCCTCAAGTCCGTTTGCGCCTTTGTAGTGGCTTGGTTTGTTTATATTGTCTGTCATTATTTATCCTCTCCATCATCTTCTATTCTTATCAAAGCTTTTCTATTCGGGAAATGTGTTTGGTGCCATTTTCTTGAATACATTTTTAAGGCGTCTAAGCTTATACCAGTATATTCACTTATCTCATATAGTGTTCCCATTGTGACAAATCTATCTCCTGAATACAAAGCCCAATCGTGATTCCATTTATCGTTAACTACCATTCAATCCTCCTTTCCACTCTTTTTACTAAGCATTCGCTACAAATGCCATTTTGAAATACACAATCATAATCTAACTTGTCTTTCGGAGAGAAGAACTTTCTACAATCTTCACAATCTAGCTTGTTATCCATTTATTTCTCTTTCTAAAGCTGTTCCGATTTTTTCATTGTAGTAACTCAAAACTTTGCTTTGGTTCATTTTTGTTTGTGTGATATTTTCTATAAAAAATTCCAAATCTGCACTCATTCCGTCCAATAACTTAACAACTTTCAACTGATATTCCATATCAGGGACTTCAATCGTCATCTTTGACAATCTAGCTAGTGATAAACCTGGTTGGTTATCTCCGTCTGCACATCGCTCTATTTCTTCACGCTTCATCAACAGCCAATGAAATAAATACCGCTTATCTATCATTTCTTTTGGCTCAACTTTAAAGCTATCTCCATCTATCCAAAATGGATCTCGATGGAAATAAACTGCACCAACCGTACCCTTGCGAGTCAAGCGGATTGTGTCACTTTCACAATTGAATTTGTCTGTCGTGCCTTTTGTATTTTTTCCAGCTCCATAAATATAATATGCACCTTCGCTAACTTTACCACGCTTGCCTGGAATTAAGTCACAAACTTCTAGCAATCCGTGCGTTGTTATCTTATCTGGTTTCATTCTAATCCTACTGCGAAATTATAAGCTAGTAAATAATCGTCTAAGACCTTGTGGCATTTCGTTATGAAAGCTTTTAAATCAATATCTGCGTTGAAAAACTGAATCAACATCAATTGACTAGCTAAATGTTTTTCAAGGTGGTCGATTGCCATTTGGTCTAGTTCCGCATTTACTTGGTCAATGTCTATTTCTTCTTTCTCGACCGGTTTCTTAGGTATTACCCAGCTGAAATCTGAATTTAATGTATCAGATTCTTGATATTCAATCTTTTGAGTCCTGCAATCATAAATTTCTTTTGAAATTTCAGGATTCTCTTTCTCTTTGTCAATAACTAAGAAAATCACGTTGATAGATGTGTCTTCAAATCCATTTTGAATCTCATTCAATTCAACAAGATTATTCCCTACCAGCTCTCTCATTTTCTTTTCAGATTGACGGTAAGCAATACCAGGAAACATGATATAGAATCCGTATCGTTTCGTGTAAGTCATCGACTTCAACAGAAAAATATCATCAACAACACCTGATTTTTTCCAAGGGTATAGTTCTTTAATAGCCTCTTGGTCTTCTTCTGGTAAATCTTTCAATTTCAGAGAATAAGGCGGATTCATTGCAATTGCATCCACTTGGATGTCTGATTGATACGTAAAAAAACTCTGATTATCCACAACTGCATGAGGAAAATTTGTCTTCAATGCTTCACAACTTTCCTGCTGAATTTCTACCGCATGAAAATCGGTCATACTGATAAATTGCTCCAACTGACCAGACCCTGCAGCACCATCAAAGACAGATATATTCTCACCGCAATACTGATTCACTTTTTTAGCTAAATATTCACGCAACGGCTTCCCTGTCACATACTCAGCAAATTTATTAGCTTTCTGACGGTTATTATGCTCCACAAACGTCATAACATCACCTCATCCCCAACTTTCACTTTATCCCACTGCTCTTTAGTGACTACGAAAATACCATAATCTCTGATAGTAAGCGTGTACAGCTTGCCATGTCGTCCTTTCTCGACGACCTTACCGAATATCTCAGCGCCTGCGTTATCTGCCTTGTAGATAACCATCGGCTTTTTCTCTTCCAAATCTCGAATCCTGTCCATCTGCCAGATGTTTAATCCAGCAGATAGCAGAATCCAGATAGCTATGAATCGTTTCAATCTGTGACCTCCTCTTCATAAACAAAGAAATAAAGCACTTTTTTAGGATTGATATGAGCCTCCCCAGCTTTCATCAAATGTCCGTTGTTAAACTGGCTAATTAGTCGTCTAACATCTTTCTCGCTGCAATTAACCGTTTCAATCACTTTATTGTCTGTAAAATAAAATTCAATCCTCATCCCTCAACCTCCTAGATTGCTAAATGGAACTTCCCACTGATAATCATCATATTCATAACAAACGTTTTTGATAATTTCACCTTTGGAAATTTCAATTTCCTGCGTGAATTCTATGCCACACTCAAACGTAAAAATTTTAATATCAACATCAAACTCACTTGAAATCTCTTGATAATTTTCTGGAATAGCACTCCACGCTTGCTTGAAATTATCCAATTCAACAATACAAAATTCTTCTTCAAGCCAAACTTCTATTTGTTTTTGTTCAATAAACGCTCGTCTTGTTCCATTAATGTAAAAATATGGATCTGTGTTATTGAATTTAAGCAGAGTGCCATCCCATTTATCTTCTAGCGTCACAGTGTCGTTTAATAGCATTTGTTTTAATGCTGATGCAATATTTTCGCTTCTTCCTCTTAATTTAAGAGATCCTTCGGCCCAATTTGGCATTATTCATTTACCTCCTCAATCTCAATCCCTGGGCAATCGAACACCCAGCCGAAGTCTGCATCTTCTAGTTGTTTGCGAGTGAATTTAGTTCTAAAAGGATGCCACTCACCGCACCAAAATATTTTGCCATCTTTTTCGCACAAAAATTGAGCGTGGTTCATGTGATTTCTAGCTTTTGGCATAGAAATCCGATACCGCTTCTCTTTCTCGACCTCGTAGCCGTCCAGCCAAGCGCGAGCGAAAGTGTCTATGTTATCGGCTACCCATTTTCTTATTCCTTTATCTGCAATGCTTTCTTTAAAAATGTAGTACATGACACGATACACATCATCACTAGGTGCTATTTCTTCATAAAAACCATAAGTGTTTTTGAATTTAAGACCATTTGTTTTTACAAAACTAATCCAATCCGCTACAAACTGCGGTACTTTGACAAGTTTTGGTTCGTCTAGTTGTTCAAAGATTTCTTTAACATCTTCCCACCAAACTGCATAACCTTGAAAATTGCCAATTATTGTTTTTCGTTCTTCAAATTTCTCAATCAATTCCTTAAGTTTCATCTTCCAACTCCTTTATTTTCTTCTTCCAGTTTTTCACTTTCTTTTTAAGCAAGTCACGTTCCTCAGACCTGCTAAAAGCAAGCGATTTGACACATGGCTCAGATAGTTCAACTATTCTCGCCTCCGTCTGTTCTATTGTGCGTTTCAGTCCTTCAATGACCGTCTGTTTGTTATATTCCATGGTTTATCTAACCTGTAAAAATCCAGCTCTTGCCCCTCATGGCTCAAAGACACAAGAGCTAGCAAATTCTTTATACGCCATTCGTCCAAGTCTGACGCATATTCTAGCTCGCTTTTAACGTGGTTCGCGGCACGTTGATTTTGTCGCTAAGTAATAGCAATCTACCGCACCATAATCAAAACGTACATCGTCTTTTCCGATGTGTTTCTTGAATTTTGGTCTGGTAATACCTGAGAAAGCCCACTGATGATCTTTCATATGCTCAATGAGATCATCGACATTGTCAAACGTCCCAAGGTAAAACTTGCAGTGCCCGTTGTAGACGAAGTAAAGCTCTAACATCCCTCCACCTCAACTGGGTAAAAGTTCCCAAAGGAACCCCTCAAAGCCTTGCCAACCTGTAAGGCTGCCGCCCGAGAAACAAACCGCAAGGCTTTCTTCTCCTCGGAACACGAAATATCCAAGCCAGTCACTCCGATAACTGCGGACCTCAGAAACGGCTTATCCTCTCTTGTCCCATGCTTTAAAATAAACATCAGCCACCCCTATTCTAAAAATATTGCTTCCGCTTGTTTGTCAAATCATTGAAAACCATCAAATGGTCTTTATCTACACCCTTCATCAATCTAGACATGAATGGTCTGCCATATCTTTTTTGAATATCAGCAGAAATCAAATTCGTGGTAATGATTGTATTTGAACGCTTATTCAGGATATTGTAGAGAATAGTAAACGACCATTCGCTATCCTTCTCCATGCCCAAATCATCCAAAACCAAGAACTTAGCGCTAGCAATCTTGTTGACCAGAAACTCTTCCTGACTAAAATCAGCTTTAATCTTCATCAGCAAGTCCGTCACATTGATAAATATTGCAATCTCTTTCGTGTACTCAGATAAAGCTTTAACCATAGCAAAAGCCAAATGACTCTTACCAGTTCCAGCTTCTCCTTGTAACACGATGTTATTCCTAGCACCATCGGACCATTCACGACAAATCCTCTTTGCAAAAGCTAGCTTTTCCGCTTCTTTTTCGGTTGGGGTCTCAAAATTGTCCAAAGTCGCATTTTTCAAAACCTCATCGTAAATAGAGAACTTTTCTAGATAGTACTTCCTTTCTCGCTCACTCTCAGCGTCGGCCAGTTCATTCACTCTTGCTTGATTCTCCTCATGGATCCGTTCAGATTCACACATACGACACACAACACTTTCAGTTCTCAATATTTTTATCAAAGGAATGTTGTGCTTTTCGCAAAGCTCTTCCTGTTGTTCTGTATTCCTGCGATAAGATAAGGCAATTTCTTCAAACACATTGTCTACCATGACAGACGACCTCCGCATTCATGCCAACTAGCCATTTCAGACAAGCAGGCAACCACTTGATGAATTGGCTGGTTTGCTAAAAGAGTTTTCTTCTCGTAGCTTAACGGATAATAGTCAATCTCGAATTGTTCAATTAGTTCTAGTACCCCCATTCGTCCTTGGCCTCCTGTTCTTCTTTCTTATCCTTGTTCTTCTTTTCTGATTGACGAACCTGCTCAACAGTCGTGACATTGTTCATTTTCCAATTTCTTAAAATCCCACCTATATATTTGATGTTGGGTTTTCCAGAGTTGATAGCAATCTTCAGTGCTTCTTTTACCAGATCCACATCATTCTCATTTAGTAGATGATTTATTTCTTCAATCTCAAATCCAGATAAGAGCCTACGAAATTCTGATTGAAAAAGTTCTAAGATATTTTCTTGACCACCACTACTATTAGTAGTAGTTATTCTTTTCTTATCTTTATCTAATCTATTCTTATTCTCATTCTCATCTTCTTCTAGTGCGTTACCATGCGTTACTGTAACGTTACCTGTAACGTTACCAAGAGCAAGATTTTTCTGTTTTTTGCGGTATTTGGCTACACGGTTACGTGTCTGTTCCTTGATTTTCTCCATTCCATCAACGTTTTGATGTTTTTCCCAATTTGGCAAGCTAATGATTCCATCGATAATCTCAATCATCCCGAACTGTTCAAAGATTCCAATAGCCATTCTTACTGTATTCAATGGTCTACGAAAAATAGTAGCTAACATTTCATCTGTATAGTGAACCTTATCAGTCATCATCAGCAAACCATTACTGTTATGTTTTCCAGCAAGTGTCAAAATCTTGAACCATATCACTAAGATGGCATCAGGATCAGGTAAGGCATCAATCAGGCAAATCTTTTCATCGTCAAAAATATCGGTTGTGATTTTAATCCACTTGATTTCAGACATACCGAGCACCCCATTTCCTGCGATTCGCACGGTACTTCATCCGCATATCCTCATAGATGTGCATCCCCTCTAGCGCCATCTTCTCAACTTTTAACAGCTTATTTTCAGATACAACACCACGATAATCCTTGGCTAGTTTTTCATAGTCGGTTAGGTATTCTTTGATGAGTGATATTTTTCTATTCTCGTCCTCTAAATATATTTCAAAGTCAGACTTTTCTTCATCAGACGACATCATTTCAATATTCACTCTCTCATGCCACAACAGCCATTCAATCAATTCTTCCATTTCCTGACCTCCTCACTTCAAGATGTGCATTTTAGGCTCTGGCAAAGCTAATGGTTCGGGACGCAAACCTTGAGGCGGTTCGTTGTCATAGGTGAAGCCAGGAAATGGACGACGGATATTCTTGCGAATCTCTTGCCATTTGTCCTCTCTACCGCGTTCGAATGCGTGATTGTAGCCTTGGATAATCATAGACGCAAATTCTTGCTCTTTCTGTCTCTCTTCTTCCTCTCGTTGTTCTTGCATTTTGATGTGACGATAAACTGCCACAAAACCAAGAAGCAAGCCTCCTACTCCCATCAACTGGTCTAGAATCGGTGGTTCAAACATTTTTATCTCCTTATGCTCTTAATTTTCGTACTTCTTTTTCTAATTCCAAAATCTCGTAAACATCATTGATATCGTACATAATATCTTTCCCTTGCTTACGAAATCTTAAGCCTTTACGTTCTAACTTCTTAATATAGCCATGAGTGAAGCCAAACTTCTTCATCAAAGCCTGTTGATTGATTGGCATACGATCATTCTCTAATTGCTCCTTGACCTGCTTTTCAGCAAAGGCCAATAATTGATTCGTGAACAATTCAGCACTTTCGCCATCCAATCGTAATTGTAACGTTATACCTTCCATTTTCTACATCCTCTCAACTATGCGGGCAAGCATTTTTGTGATATAATGGTTTTAATTATTTAAGTATGCGCCTGACTTCGTCAGGTGCTTTTTGTGTTGTTGTCAAACTGTCTTACTTTCCATCGCCCTGAGTTCTATCTCATGGCTGACTTGTCTAAATAGCTTCTCACACGCTATTTTGGCTTCTCTGTACGTTGTAGATTCGCTGATGAAGTGATCAGCAAGTTCAATGATTTTATCTTCCATCAATACCTCCTATATCAGTCTCAAGACTGATGTGATTCCTTCCTAAATTGCTATAATATTCTTGACTAGGACCTCTCAACGTTTTAGTCAAGAATTTAAATAGAAAGGAGGAAACTATATGTCTAAACTAACTAAAGAAGACGTTTCTCAAATTTCTCAAGACATTATCAACGATGCTATTCCAGTTATCGAAGATATGTTAGATGAAGTATTTAAAAAATACCCAATCGACACAGAGATTAGAGAGGCTATTCTCCATAGCGTTCTTGTAGCTCATAAACTCAGCACAGAAACTACAGTTTCGTTGCTAACACAACTTGTAAACTCTCAAGATAACTAGTGTTTCTTAGAGCATTTTCTACTAATTTAGGGTCTACCTTCACAAAGGTGGACTCTTTTTCTCCTCTATACGGATATCGTCTTGGTCTCATTTTCCCCTCCCTACGCTTGGCTAAAAGCATTCAGTTCCATAATCTTCATCTTGGTATTGGTGCTGGGCTCCCACGTCATCCAGTAAGCAAGAGCAGCTTCTGCAAACTTCTTCGGTAGCAGGTCATAGCGACTGATATTAAAATGATCCTTGAAATCAATCTCAGCTTGTCTAAATACCGACTGAGCAAAAATCTTATCCGCATAAGCTGGACTATCAATACCACCCAGACAAGCCACGACTCTAGCCTTACGTTTCTTCAGGAGCGACTGAGCATAGCTTGGATGAATCGGTTGCTCACTTTTGAGGTAGTCGATATCTTCTAGCATAGTCGCCTGCTGCTCTCGCAATTTCTTTTGCCCAGTAAATAAAGCAATAAAGGCATCCTCGTCCAAGTCCTCTCGGATAAATCCGCCCTGCTTGCGAATAGCTGGCAAGACCTCTGATGTCACCCAGCGCTTGAATTCCTTGGCTTGAGGCAACTTGCTGGATAAGATAAGAGAGTAAAGACCAGATTCGTTGATGATGATAGTTTCTTGGACCCTTCCTAAATTATCTGTGAGGCCCTGTTTTAGGGCGTCATCTTCATCAACATGAAGAGCAATCGCATTTCTAGACTTGCTATATCCTAGGATGTCTGCAACATCCTTCCCAACGAACCAAGGCTCTTCATCAATTGTCAAAGTACGGACTTCCTGCCCGTGAAAATTAAAAATTTCGTTCATAAAATTCCTTTCTAAATTTGGTATAATTAAAATAAAAACACGAGGTGTATTATGGCTGATTTGTTACCTACAATCTTAACTGCGTTTGCAACAACTATGGCTACAAAGGGAGCTGAGGCCCCTGCTAACACTTTTAATGAAGCATGGAAATATGTTTTTGGTCCTCTTGATAGTTTCCTATTACGAAAAAATGAAAAACGTAAATATGATAATGAGAAGTACATTGAATCACTAACTGAGAAAATCGAACAAATACCTGTAGAAAATATACAAGAACCTAAAATGAGTATATTAGGACCAGCATTGGAAGCATCAAAATTTTATATCGAGGAAGAAGATATACGAGAAATTTTTGCATCACTATTAGCGGCATCATTTGATTCTTCAAAAAGTTCGTTATTGCATCATTCTTTTGTTGAAATTATTAAACAGCTCAGTCCTTTAGATGCTAGGAATTTGAAGTTTATTGCTCAAAGAAAACGATGTCCTGTCGCTAAGTATTTGCTGGAATTCGAAACAGGGAGTCAGAGCCTTTTAAAACCACTAATTTTTATTCCTCATGATGGTGAAATAGAATCGTCACTTGATAATTCAATGTTTGATTTTGATAGAAATGCTTCCTCTATTACAAACCTTGAAAGATTAGGTTTGATTAAAGTTGATTTCACAACTTGGCTTTCGAAAAAAGAAAAATACACATTACTTGAAAGCAACCCTTTAGTCACAGCTTATAAAACATCGTATATCAATGCTAAAAACAACGAAAAATTCCATGTAGAAAAAGGGATTATAGATATTACACCTTTAGGTGAAGATTTCTATAATGTCTGTTTATAAAAACAATCTTTTGACTAAATTTTCAAAATGTGTTTTTAACCATTCATCTTGCTTGTCGAAAAAATCGGCAAGCCATTTTTTTATCATCTTTATTTGAATAGTCATCATCAGTATTGAAATTATTGATGATACTATGGCACTGAGTATGATTTCTCTCATTTTCCCCCTCCTAATCCTCAAATTTCTCCCATGATTCGTTGATTCGCAATTTTTTATTGATACGAAGCTTCAAATCATCACTTCCTTTACCATCTTTAAAAAGCTGTGTGATGGCTGATGGACTAACACCTACAACAATAGCCAAATCCGTCTGCGACCACCCACGTTTTTCAATTTGCTCCTTTACGAGCTCGTTCCACTTACGATGTTGTTGGCTCATGCGACCTCCTCCTTTTTAATTAGTTAAGTTAAAGAGTTAGTAAATTATTTTATAAAACACTTGACAACTTTTATACTGTAGTGTAAAATGAAAGCATAATTAAAAACATTGATAAAACATTATATCTATCAATTTCCTTGCTCGCCAAAGCTATTTATTTTTAGATAAGTTTTAACTTTGTTTTTTACTAACTCATTAACTTACAAAAACTATTTTACACTTTAGTGTTATTATTGTCAATAGAAAATAACACTTTTTTATAAAATATTTTTTGTCATGTCTTAGAAAAGGTACTATGACAATGTTTTCCACACTTGAAAAAATTAAGGAGCTTGCTCAAAAACGAGGAATAAGTCTTCAAAAAGTTGCCGAAGATTTAGGCTATAGTATAAATTACCTTTATACTTTGAAAGAAAAAACTCCTAAATCTGACCGTCTCCAAGAAATCGCCGACTACTTCAACGTTTCCACGGACTATCTGCTAGGACGTACGGATAATCCTGCCATCGCTGGGGATTCAAAAGAGTATATATGGCAAGGGAAGACCCTAAACGTTGAAGAAATGGCATCGAATGTCATGATGTTTGGCGGTCGAGAATTAACAGATGAAAAGAAAAAAATCATCCAGTCTATCATTGAAGGTTATCTCAAAGAAGCTGGTGATTAGAGGTACTGCTTAGTGACCGAAAAAGAAATTATAAGTCATTTTCAGGTTCGCATTGTCGATTTTGACGGTGAGCTAATACCTGATGAACTTGGATTTTACGAAAAAGAAACCAACACAGCTTTCCTATCGAGCAAGCTCAACAAAAAAGAGAGAGTTAAGGTACTACTACATGAACTCGGTCACAAAGACCACACACGCTCAGAGTACCAAAATGCTCGCCTACGCTGTGAAAACGAAGCTGATAGGAATATGATCCATCATCTCGTGAAAGACGCGCTAGAAAGCTTGGATGACCCCACAGAGTTTGATTACCTCAAATTCATGTCTTATTACAATCTAAAAACCATGACAAATGAAATCATGGTAAAAGAGGAATATCAGACTTTAATTAGTTAAATATGTTTATAAACTGCTGAAGCAGAAAAAGAAAGGAACTACTTATGGCATTATTTGGTAAAAAACAAAATGAAGTTTTAGAAATCGAACTTTTTACAGAGGAACCTAATGAACGAGTTTTTGAGTTTAAAAAATCAAAAACTGTCGTAAGAATTGATGATTACTTTATCAGGATTGCAAGAAAGACAAATATGTCTAATGTTTTGCTTCATGGTTTGGATGGTGAAAAGTCAATCCTTCTCTCTGAAATTACAGCATACCAACTGAAAGAACCTGGTTCAACTGTTGGATATCTTCAACTTGTTTATCCTGGATCGTCTGATTCAAAAGGTGGTGTGTTTGATGCCGTAAAAGATGAAAACACAGTAACCTTTACCAAAGATGAAAAAGCATCTATTTTGGAATTGAAGAAAGCCATAGAGAAAGCTTTAAAAGATAAAGTCAAGAAATAAAATAAAAAAATCCCCACACTCTCCATCGCCAAACTTTGAGTGTGAGGATTCAACTTTCCATCTAGCAAGCAATGGAAAATATGATAAAAAAATACACCTATAGTTTATCATAAGTTCTACACCTTTTCAACTATGCGGGCAAGCAATCGAAAAGAAAGGACTTTTTATGATAAAAAAATACATCACAAAAAAAGGAGAGACTAGATATCTCTTTCAAACATACCTGGGCATAGACCCTGCAACTGGAAAAGAAAAACGCACAACACGACGTGGGTTTAAAACCATTAAAGAAGCTAAAGCAGCCGAACGTGACCTTCTCTTAGATGTTGAAGAAAATGGTTTCTCAAACAATGAAGATTTCCAGAATCCTACTTTCGCTGAAGTCGCTGAATTATGGCTTGATAGCTATAAGAGCACTGTAAAACCAACAACTTATCAGAATACTAAGAAGAAACTTGATGTTATGATTGACTCATATTTTACAGATATGAAGATTCAACAGATCAGTGTAGCTTATTGTCAAAAGGTTGCTATCAAGTTAAGTAATCGCTATATCCTATATGCCAATTACTACTCTGTAATCAGCCGTATTTTCAAGTATGCCACTTCTCTTGACATCATTAAGTCAAATCCCTTAGATAAGATTATCAAGCCTAAAAATAGGCCATTAAAGGGCAAAGAAAACTACTATACAAAACAGGAACTAACCAAGTTCCTTAAAGTTTACAAAGCAAATTGCAAACCAGTAGACTACACTTTTTTCCACTTACTCGCTTTTTCTGGATTGAGAACTGGAGAAGCTATTGGACTCATGTGGTCAGATGTTGACTTTGAAAATAAGTTATTAAGTATTTCTCGTACAGCTGTCGTAATTGGCAAAAAACAAACTGTTCAAGATCCTAAAACCAAAAGGAGTAAGAGGGTTATCACCTTAGATGATGAAACTCTGAATGTATTAAAACTCTGGAAACGTCAGCAAATAAAAGAATATTTTCAAGCTGGTGTGCCTTATAAACATGATTCGAATTATATTTTTACGAACAATAGCGGGGGATGGCTTTTAGCCGCAACTATGAAAGTGAAACTTTTAAGATTCTTTCGTAAACACAATAATCTTAAAAAAATTTCGCCTCACGGGTTTAGACATACACACGCTTCTCTCCTATTTGAAGCTGGTGTTACAGCCAAAATTATTTCGGACAGATTAGGTCATAATAATGTTCAAACTACCCTTGATATGTATACCCACATCAACGATAATCAACGTGTTGAAGTCGTTAACCAGCTCATGGATTTCATCCGCTCTAGCTAAAAGTAGTGTCGTATTCAATTTCGTATTCACTTTTACTTAACACGCTAGAAACCCACTGATTTCAAAGAATTAGCAAGCTATGTACTATTTATGGTATAATGAGAGA